GTTATACACCAAGCCATAAGATTAAATTGGGTTACTAAAGAAGGGCATTCCTCGAACCGCTCGAATTTTGTTGTAAACATGACAGTACAGGTGTTGAATATTATTACCCTGAACAGCAAAGATCCTATCAGTAGGATTTGCCTCAATGAATAATTGATTGAGAGCAGGACTACCGGTGAAGATCCGGCCGGCATGATAAAAATCAAGCGTAGTCTTGAAGTCGCCGGCTACACGGTTATTCTCAAATTTGTATTCCGTGTACCGAGGGATATATCCGAAGGCCTGTAAACCACCCGGATTATCAGCATACACCTCACGTTGTTCAATAGCTTGCTCACCAATATGAGCAAATTCCCCATAGAAGTACTGACTAAAGTCAGTGGTCTTAAGAAAGTGTTTCGGGATCCCTTGCTGATAAGCAGTTTTAGGTTGAACATTCATAATACCGATAATGTAACCATGCTCCTCACAGAAATAGGAACCATACTGACCAGAAGTGACACCAACACCATGACCAGACATATTACCTTGAGGTAACGGATTAGCAGCACCAGTATCACCAGTGGTATTTAAAACTTCGGAGACAACAATTGGAGACTTTGTCCCAACAATGTACTCGGGACGTTGGAGCCGCTTGTCACTAGACATGACACCAAAATGAGCACGGATATGCTCGATGTAACGAGTACCACCACGCGCATTCTTTTCCAACCAGCGCTGTGTTGCGAAGGCACGCCGTAAGCTAGTGATAGTAGTGGGAGAAGTAACAAGAGTACCGTTAGGATCATAGACAGCACCGTAACTTGATCCACCCTGATCAACACGCATATCACCGATAACGCCACCGCCAGCTTCAAGAGTACCCGCACCTCCAATGGTGTAAGACGTAGCGTCCATGATTTTACCGGGGGTACCAACAGCATTGAGATCAAGAATAACATCACCAAGAGGGATGTCGACAGCAGGACCCTTTTGAGCAAAAGGAAGAGCGGAGGTAAAGTAATCATGCTCCCATGCGCGATTGCGTAGAGCAAACAGATCTGTGTTAGCACTATTATCACCGTCAATAAGCTCAAAAGCAACAGCGTTGACAAGATTCTGATCACGATAATATTCATTGTAAATCATTTGATATGCTGCAAAAGGCAGTGCAGACACGTTGTGAGAGTTACCTCCAGTAAGAGAGGGAAGACCTAAGTAATCCATCAAGGGAAACGCGGCATAGGAACTTGCACTATGCAAGACGGTAGGAAATGCCGGCACATTACCACCAACAGGAGTATTAGTGATAAAGTCTTCCCAAGAATCCCAGGTGAGACGATTGGGAACAAAGAAATAATGCATCGTAATATCAAAACGATGCATGACCGGTGCAACCAATGGAGCGAACCTAACGAGAGATTCACAACCGATGTTAAACTTGTCACCGGGGATACATTCAGTGGCCATAACAGGAATTAACTGGCCCATGTTGCACGATAGTTTTACATCATGCGAGAGGTCAAAGACATTTTTGTCTGGCCTCGTCATCTGCACTTCGGTGAAGATGTTTTTTTTACTCATTGCATTTGAGTTTTATGGTTAATAGAAAAGGCCCTCCATTGTGGAGAGCCTTAGAGATTACAATCTGATACCACCCCGAGGGATAGTGTAGCGTCTTGATACGCGTGTTTTACGGCCGCCATAACGCTTACGAGAGCGGGAGCGCGAACCGCGTCGAGAATACCGCATAGGATCATTTTAGTGGAACAATTTTGTTAACGCTACGAAGGTGGGAGATCCTTATACTTTTGACGTATATAGATTTCCCCACCTGTGGAAAATTAATGACGCCGGCCTAAGCGACGGCCGGCAGATCCAGCATCAGTACCCTCAACAGTGCCGGTGGTATCTTGACCACCTACCCAAGAAGAAAGTTTACCCTTGAGTGTACCACCATTAACAATACGAGCAAGAACACGCCAGTACATAGGATCACCGGGTTGAATGCCCATCTCTTTTAGCTCAGCATCGAGACGTTTGAGACGAGTATCCTCTTTTAAGTTGGAAATACGCGCATCGATTTCCTCTCTCTGTTTACCAGCCGTAAGGAGAGCAGAACGGCCCTCGAGTATTTTGATGGCAGCCATTTCAAGGGTCGAAGACTGCAAGGCAGCTGCTCTTTCATTCGCATCAAGAGTCGCAGTAGTATTCGCCTCCGTATTCCGCAATTGTGCGCGTTTGCCAGCCAGAGATATATTACCCAGTTCAGGAGCAAATCCGAGTTCGATTTTCTTAAGCGCGAGATTAGTAGCAGCCGATTCATTACCAGTAAGAGCGCCGATAACTTGAGCAGCACGTAACTTTTGATCTTCGACCATAATCGTGTTTTGAGTGACGAGGTTGTCATACTGAGCTTGTTTCATTTTAAGGTCATAAATAGAACCGATGTTAGGCATTTCATGAAGTTCAGGAGTCTTAGGGTTCCAGCTAGGAGTGTCCGATGATTTTACGACACCTGCGGAATTATCCATACCACCTTTGTACATCAAGGCCGGGTTTAGGCCGGCATCTTTCATGCGTTTGATTTGTGAGGCAGGAGAGTTGTACTCATTCTGCATTTGCCAGTCTGCAAGAGCATCCTTGCGACTTTTGTCATACTGCGCCTCATTCCACTTGCGCATTTTTTTATTGAGATTGGCTTGCGCCATTTGATTTGAGACGGCCACGGCCGTCGAGTTGAGCATACCAGCGTATGCGAGTGAGTCATCAGGCATGAGTGACATTTTTTTTGTTTAACAATTTTATTGTTATTGACAGTAGCCCGGAGTGCCAGTGGAGCGGGCTGTCGGCTTGGGTCATCCGCTACGCTCCTTCCCTTGCCTCCTTGCCCTTTTTTACTGGCCGAGCCGGGTTTCCTGTCAATTAGCACTAATATATCAAGGGAAGATTAGTGCTTTTTTTCCGAACACATGTTCGGGTATCGGCCTACCCGGCCGGGGCCAGCGTTTCGCTGGACTGGTTTTTATAGGATATTGTACGGTCGGCCTCAAGGGCCGCCGAGAGAAATATCGCTGATGCGATATAGTGAGCGTACGCCACGTCTAGGCGTCCGTTTTTGGAGGATCCGTTGGTTCCTTGAGGTCGAGCTTGGTTTGATTTTCAAGCTCTAGTTCGGCCTTTAACTCGGCCTTGAGCGCTTCACGCTCTTTTTTGGTTTTAGCCTCGGCCAGCTTGGCCTCGATATCAGCAACTTTTTGATTGTGTTGCTGGAGGATCTCATGACGTTCCGAGAGATCCATTTTTTTAACGTCGATAGGATTGAACTCGACGTTCTCACCTTCATAGACAGGTACCTTGCCTACATCGTAGGACAACCCCCGAGAGTGTTGAAGAAGAATTTGAGAGATAGACATTGACTGATCTGGAATCGTCAATGAGGGAAGGGTATTCGTTTCCGAATGATTGGGTGAGAGAACATCGTGGTCATACCACGCAGTTTTAATATGCATAACATTAAAGTTTATCGCGGAATAACTCCGCTTTGAAGTACATTCTTTCGAATGCGGCAATATCGCCAGTGACCTTTTTGAAAGTGAATTGATCGCCCAAAGCGATCTGTTGTTTCAATGTCTCCGCATTGATTTTAATTTGAGCAAAGAAAGCAATACGCTTGCGCTCCCATGGATAATAGATTTTTTCCTTGTAGTAACGAGGCATAGACGCTTTCTTTCCATCCAAGAGATTTACATACATCCGGTTCTCGAGATCCGCATGATGCCAGTGCATCATTTCAGAGGACATGTAGCCTATCCCAAGACCTTTTGACATCAAGGCAAACTCACGAACTCGATCGTCGTTGCGGTGAACGGGTATCCTTGGTGGCTTCGACATATATTTAAGGGTGTACCCGATAGATGCACCAGTAACATCACCATAATGAATAGCACCATTTTGCCACGCCGGGTCGATAGTAGAGAGCACTGCATTAAAGAGGATGATGTGATAATGAGGACGCATTGTTTTTGATCCGTACTCACCAACAGCGTAATACTTGATGGGCTTTGCTTGATCAGAGATTGGTTGTCCCTGACGTAACCGTTTAAAGAAAAGTTGGAGATCGCGCTTCTTAAGGGTAGCAAATCCATTTGCTGTTCGAGGGAGAATTGAAAGACCTTCTTTTGATACTCTCTTGTCATCGTATGTAAGGGTTAAGAAATGAGCACTTGTAGCAGTCTTGCCCTCCTGCATTAAACGGAATGACCATCCAGACGCACGACGAGCAAGGCAATTGGGGCACTTACCACAGGGAAAAGGGAGGGGCTCACTATTGAGCCCAACCTTTGCAGTCCCCGGTGTTATACACCAAGCCATAAGATTAAATTGGGTTACTAAAGAAGGGCATTCCTCGAACCGCTCGAATTTTGTTGTAAACATGACAGTACAGGTGTTGAATATTATTACCCTGAACAGCAAAG